CTTTAGCCATCCTACAGGAGGCATATCGGTTTCTATAGCGAGAACCTGCCCAACCTTCTGCTCTGGGGCATCCCCAGTTACAGTTTCGCTGACCGAAGAGGAGATGGTATCTGTACTATTATAATATACAGTTAATTCATCCTCATCTGGTGAGCCTGTAAGCTGTATAAAGCTGGTCCCTGCGGCGTGTATGAAGTCTGCAAACTCTTCGCCATCAACTTCAACAGCAGATCCCCAACTATTAGCGCCTGCTAGTGGATAATCCCTTAGGTATCCAACAACGTTTATATCTACATCTGGGCCAGCGTCGCTATCTAGTGTGATAACTGTGGTGCCAGAAAAAACGTAGTCAGCTGGGTCTGTGGCTGGTGTTCCATCAATCTCAAGTTCCTTTATACCTATGCAATCTTGGGAAAGAGTGAACTGTAGCCCTGTATAAACAACAACTAGGTCTGCATCTGCACCTGGGTCTGCATCTAGTGTTATAGTGCCTTCTGAATAGGTGTAATCAGCTGGATCAGATTGCTCTTCACCATCAAGTGTTACAGAAACTATTTGCCCAACAAATTCTCCATCTACACCCGTATCTGGTAAGTCATATCCAAGCTCACCATTAGTCGTAGAAACTTCATATGTTATACTTGTATTAAATGTTTCCTCAAGTAGAGTTGAGAAGGTTTCATTTGTAGCGGTGCTTATTGAAGCACTATATGTTCTAGACTGCTCAGTCCATTTAATAAACTTACCAAACTTATCTGATTTTAGGAAATCACCAGGTCTTATATCTGAGGGATCTTCAATATAGAAGCATCCCCACTTCATCTTCATTCTTTCTGCCAAATCACCTATACTGATATCACCTACGTTAGATAAGCCATCAAGATCGTAGACATTAGCGGCACCTGCAATTAAAGGTAGCTCGATATACTCATGTGTTAGTATGGATGGTTGATTTCCTAGCAACCTGTCATCAACATTCTGATAAACATTATATGGTAGAACACCTATAGGTTTATTTACGCCATCAGCATAAGTAATTGGGAATGTTGCTCTACCTGTCTCATAGTCAGTAGTTGCTGCACCACTAAATGCAACGATTGTTCCTTTGCTTAGTACAACTTCACCAGGTCCACCATAGTGATACTCAAACAGCGTAGGTAAAGTTGGTTCATGAATCCATCTTTCAGCAGGGCTAAATACCTGTGATACAGATAGCCTTGCATTAGATCTTGAATCATCAATTGGTCTTGCGCCTTCAAAAAGTGGCATTATTTATTTCCTCCTTTATTGTCTTTTGTTTCCTAATAGTAGTTTTAAGTTGTTTACTACATCACCAGAAGAATCTTGTTCCTTACTGGACTCTTGTTCTTCTTTGGTCTCACTATTCTCGTCAACTATTTCTGAGTTTTTTTCCTTACTTGTGGCACCTATAGCTGGATTTGTAACCTTGCCATACTTGCCACGCCCCTTTAGAGCGGCTTCATCTACTAAATCCCTGAGAGCGTCAGTTAATGACTCATATGTCCTCTCAATATGCTCGCTTATAAGATCTTCTCTATTGTCATTCTTGGATTTACCAAGGGCAATTTTGAGATCCACAACGGTTTCTGTTATGTTTTTATGAAGCTGAGCTTGAAGATCTGAGTTCTCCTCTAGTAAGATCTTGTTTTCATCTTTGGCTGATGCCAACTGTGATTCAAGGTCTTTGACTTTAGACTTCATGGCTTCATTTTCTTCCTCAAGCACTTTAGTATCTTGACCAGACTCGTCTATATCATCTGTATCCTTCTCTTCTAGTTTTTTAACTAGGCTGTTAACAGTGTCAGTGAGCAAGGATACTTGATCCTCTACGCTTAGCTCCTGGTCACTAGTTTCTTCAGTGGTTGAGGTTTTGTCGCCCTCACTAGTTGCACCAGTCTTGTCGTCACTTTTAGACTCAGTTTGATGAGTCGTAGTATCTTCAGTCGACTCATCGGCCTTTGCTTCGTCTTTAGTTGTTTTGTCAACAACCTCCTTGTCCTTCATATCATAAGCCTCCTTAGAGTGTGTGTCCTGGGAATCGTACTCAATGCCTACATTCATTGCATTTGTGTCCGCAGGCACATCTACATAAGATAATTCATCGAACCATAAGTTTCCAAGCATCCAATAAGCCTTTTGCCCTTCATATTCTTGACCACGAAAATGGTCCCTACATGGTCCGTCCTCTAGTATATCCCACCCACAAATAGAGCAAGTAACTCCATCAGTGTCTACCCCTATAGATACAGTGAGGTATCTGCCATCCCTTACTTTTTGAGCTGCTTCTTTGTCCATAATACTTGGCTTCACTATCACAGCTGGTTTACCAGACTTAGTGTTGACTCTGTATTCAGCTTCATGTATTCTCCCTATTGGCTCACCATCAAAGCTATTATGATGTGTCAACATGGGTTTAGGATATGGGTGTGTCCATGAGTAGGATCCACTGTGTATTTCAGAATCACCTTTGAGTTTTTCCACTGAATAAAATGTATTATTCTTCGTGGGCCCAGCATGAATGGCTTCTATTATGGGTTTAATGAGTGGCTTAGTGTCGGAATCTTTACTTTCTTTAAAGTTGTTTTCTCCTTCGTTTTTCACAAGCTCCTCATAAGTTCTCTTTGACTCAGTGAGTTCAAATTTGCCCTCAATAAAGTCTTCCCTAACGTGCACCAGTTTTTTACCTGGCAATTTACATCCCTCCCTATTCTGCTTCCAGATGACACCAACAATTAACATGCCATGGAGGAACAGCTTTATATAGATCACCAGATAGATTTATCGGCTTTGTAGCCAAGTTTTTGCACTGCATGCAGCTATCATCTTCAGTGACCGATACAACCTGCGTCCTACCTAGTCCCTTGGCAGCAGATGCGTACGCATAGTTATATGCTCTCATGGTCTGTGACCTCGCTATAAAGTTAAGCCTATACTCCATTGCGGCAAATACGCCAACAACCTTGTTAAGAACATCATCTTTGGGTGAAGATGTTACTTTAGACACTACCATTTCGGCGACATCATCTAGCATTTTAGAAATATCTTCTTTTGAATTTCTGTGTACTGTTGATACTATAGATTCAATATTGATAGGTGGCTCCCTGCTGACCCCACAGTCATATTTGCATCTGGCAATGCCTTCATATATTGCGGGCCTTGTGTACTTGGAGATAACCTTTGAAAGAGAGTCTTTTGTGAGATAGAAAATAAGCCCTAGCTCTTGTTTGTCAAATTCTCCAGGTTCTTTATTTATATCGTTTACGTATGAAAACTTAACCTTATCCAGTACATCTTTCTTAGTCAAATCATAATGATATTGGAGTTGACTTGTGTAGTTTTGTATGTTAAGCTCTCTATACAATCTCTCCCTATAAGTCTCGCTAATTCGTATATTCGACACTCGCTCTTTAAAATCCTGCATATTCTCATTAATTGTTAAATCTTTTTTATCTGGGGCATTCTTGACCGTATCGTTGTCCCCTCCGTCAGACTTCTTGGGGCCTGTCTTCTTACCATGTTGATTCTCTGGCCTTGACTTATTATCCTCACCAGCATCATCACTATATGTGGCAACCAACCTACTATGGGTTTCTGATAAATCAGAATCTAGGGGATCTTCTCCTATTCTACCTCTTGCTTCATCGTGGGTAATTAAATCATTAGTCCAAAGTTGTATGGTATGGTTTTCTGATTTTATCTTGTTATCAATATCAATCTCTTCAAATTTAAACCTTACTTCATCAGCTTCATTAGATAATGGGTCAAACCCACCTTCCATGAGAATCTCATTAATTACAAATGCATTTATAAAGATTTCCTGGATGCGCTGGAATGATTTAATTCTATCTCTGGCCTCTGCGGATAGGTTATCAGAAGTACCTCTATTACTAGTGTCGCCGCGACCCATTACCGTCTCTGGCAAGCCTAGACCAGTAAATACTCTTTGTTCAAAGTAGTGAAGGTAAGAAGAAACATCAAGTGCCTCTCCACTGGCTCCTATGGCTTCAACTTTATGTCTTTCTGGTAACACAAGGCCTCCGTCGGTGGGCATATTTTCGATTTCTCGCCTTACGGCCTCTATCTCTGGCTGGGTGGCTTCATAGCCAGCTTGTGGTATCCCAACTGTATATGAATATAATGGATGTAAGTGTCTATGTATGAGCCTAGTTACATTTTCTTCGACATCCCTAAGCAGCCTTACATCATCTATAACTGGGCCTATAAATGGGCTACCAAAGGCATAACCTCTTTCTTTTTTGTAATATACATGAATCATATCCTCTGGTCTTATAGTTAGTGGCTTGTCTTGACCAGGAACTTCTTGTTGGTACGAAAGGATGTTACCATGTCTATCTCTAGATATAGATATGGTATCTGCAGGGAGTGTGAAGTAACCAGTAACTGGGTCTAAGTCTCCAATCCCAGAGATATTGAGGCCAGGAATACTAATAGGCTCGCTAGGCTCCCTTCTAGACTTAACCACAAAGGCATTGCCATACTTAACTAAATCCTCGGCAATTTCCATGAATAATTGCTCTGTTGGGATACTAGTTGTATGTGCAAATACTCTAAGCCTTTGCCTTGCATATTCAACTGCATTATCATTTCTACCAGTGAGCGTCCAGCCAGACTTAAACATTAATTCAACATACTTATCTAGGGCTTGCCTTACAAAACCATCGGTATTATAAGCCATAGATATCTCGCGAAAGTCATATGGAGAAAACTCAAAGTTACTTCTTCCACCTCCGTCTCTGACAAAGGCAAAACCGACCTTCTTAACTATGGCTGCTTTTATGTTTCTGATAACTGGCGCCTCTAGAAAACGCCCTTTTAGCTTGTCAAACCAGTTTGCCATTTATAAAATACCTCGCTTTATGTGGAGGAGTGTATAGCATGCTCCTTAGCTCCTATGTATACCAACGGAGCGCCTATCGTCGATGGGGGAAGGCCCTTCATCTCCGCATATCCTCCAAAGTAATCTAAGAATGAACCACAAATCACATAATGTCTCTTTTTAGCAACTAGTGTATTAGTTTCGTCATCTATTTCATATATTAAGTCGGGAAATCCAATTTGATCATGTACGTGGCCAGTCATATATAGATCAACATTGGCTATCTGGTTGGGTTTGGCGGCAGCATTAACTTTGCCCCCTTTGGTTGATGAGCCACTTTTGCCATGATATATCATTATATGGTACACTATATCGTTGACAACTAGCTTTATATAGCCTTGATAACCAAGGTAAGGTACACCAATATCATCACAAAGATCCTCCATCGGGTTATCGTTGTTAAAGTACTGAACCCTCATCTCGTGGTTTCCAGTAACTGCCCCAAGTATCTTGCCTTCTTTAGCTAGTGGCTTAAATAGATTCTTTAGTACCTTCTTCTGAGTTCCAAGCTGATATTTCTCATCATACATACCAAGACCAATTGATTGTCTAGTAGCAGACTCAGCAAGGTCGCCCATGAACAATGTATATACATTTGGTCTCTTAATAAATTCTATAAACTTTATAAAACTTTCCTCATCACAATACTTTGCACCAAGATGTATATCTGATATACCAAGTATATAAATCCAGTCTGAATTAGTAGTAATTTGCCTCTCAATGACTTGTTTTACTGTTGTAGTCCTTGTAGCTGTTTGAATATTGAAGTAATCAACTAAGTTACCATCTGGGTTATACTCATTGTCTAGCCCTAGTCCCTTTAGAACTCCTTCGACTTCTTTACTCATAAACTCAATTTCCCCTCTCAAGGTTATAATGTACTCCTTATTGTTCTAGAAACTTTATCGTAAGATATATCCCACCCATTAGACTTGATAATTCTGCGAGCTAGTTCATCTAAGCTATTAACTTGTAGATTGTCTAAATTGTTTCTAACATTCTCTAGTCCTTGAATTAGCTTATCAAGGACCTGGTATGTGTCCCTAATCTTACTCTTTTCCTTTACTTGTGATAGGAAGTCTGACCCAACACCATTGATCTGTTTCGTAAGTTTAAACAGATCCATGATATGCCTCTTAAACTTGCCATCTACTTCGTCAACGACGTCGAGGACCATCTCTGCAAAGACCTCATACGGATTACACTCTATGTGCTCATCATTACTCATGTGGTATAGCCAGTCCATTACTGGCGATGTAATCCTAGACTTCATATCTGAATAAACTCTTAGTATTGTGGATTGTAACTCATTTATAGGCCCCTCTAGTATTTGTAGTAATATACCCATGGGGGACTTTGCGAGTATACCCATGTCAAAAATCTTGGCCCTTAGTAGAACTCTTATTGATTTTAGTTGTGAGATAGATTGATCTAGGTTAGACTTAATGTCGTTGGTGTCTAGGTTAGTATCTTTGATCTTCGAGTTAGCCTCTCTGCTTTGGCTAACGCTGAGCTCATTAATAATATCCCTAGCACCACTATAATCTTGTAGGTATTGAGGTCCCGCTAGAGCTTGTTTAATTATTTTAATAATAAAGCATTCTAGCATATCGTCAAACGTATTACTAATAGTAGACATTACTATATTACGCATATTGTTTATTTGTGTTTCACCATCATTGGCTGCTGCGCTGGATACTGAAGACATATATAACTTAGGGTCATCCCTTAGGTTGTTGATGTCCTTGGTGGCGCTATTGAATGTATTAATGGCAATACCTGCTTCAACAGAGTCTTCCTTGCCCTCATCGGTTAACCTAGTGATAGAGCCCCTAGCTAGGGTCCTCTCTCTTTCTAGATCTGCCCATTTAGACAGCTTGTGTTCCTCTTCTTCCTTTACTCGACTTATCTGTTTCTCTGATGGATTCTCAGACCCAGTGAGTATGTTAAAGGTGAGGTCGCTAAATTGCTTCCAGTGCTTCTCGCTTCTTGATACCACTCTATAGAGCTCTGCCTCCGTTTTGCCATCTGGTCCAGAGTGATATTCCTCATACCTAGATACTATCGTAGCAGCGTTGCTATCTGAATGAGCTTTGTCGATAGCGGATTTATATATATCAAAAGTTATCCTATCTGTAAACTTACCATTAGTAAATGATGATATTGCATCGGACACTACAGGTTCATCTTCTATAAAGACCACATCATCCTTAAGTCTTGGCTCAATTAACTCATGCATGTCCTGATACGCTTTCTTTAGCTTATTAAGCCTATATATACAAAGTGATGGCCTATTGCTATCAGCGTTCTTGTATCCCATGCTAAGATCGTCCAAATCTACATCTGTAACCCTAGTCTCCCTGACATAACCTATGTCTGGTGTGTATTCAATTTTAGATCTTTGCACGTCCGTATCGATTCCAGGTCCACCCTTATCTAAAGGTTCACTCATTAACATCCCTACCTTATAATTCCTACTGTCCTTCGTCTCTTACTGGGTTCAAGTTTTGGTATTTCTGGTTCCTTAATTCTAATAATTCCTACTATCCTTCGCCTCTTGCTGGGTTCAAGTTTTGGTGTTT